TTAGCCCACTCAGAGAAGAGCAGGTTAAGGCTACGACGCGCTGAGATAGCCCTGTCGCCTGTCTGTACCTGTGGATCAACACCGCAACGCTCGAACGCCTCAGTGATGATTTCCTGAACATCTGGCTTAAACGCTACGGTTCCTGAAGTTGCCATTTATTTCCCCTATGCGAAGAACACGTTCATTAATACAACTGTAGCAACTGTATATTTTACAGATAAGCCAGCCTTAAAGAGCATGCCCTCATCTGGAATGGTGTTATCCACAGTTGAATTGTCTGTGCCAATAGTCTGAGCTTTAAATATGATAGTGCCACTGTCTGGCGTACCATTAAAGAAATCAACCAACCCTGCCGTTCCAGCAGAAACAATTGAATAGCCTTTCAAGCGTGTGCGACCACCGCCAGCAACTTCGCTGGCACATAATGAGCCAGAGCCAACTGTGATGTTTGCCGCATACTGAGCAGAGCATTCCACTGCGCTAACAGTTAAAAATAATTTAGCACCCGCCACTGCTTCAGCAGAACCTGTGGATGTTATGACTTCAGTAATAGCATTACCAAAAACGTCAGTTCCAGTAATAGTACACGTCTTATTGTTGTCACCAGTTCCTGCCGTAGTGACAGTTACGTTTCTAGCGCCACCACCTAAGAAGGTAGTCGCTGCCATTGTGGCTGATGTATTTGGTCGAGCTACTGTAACCAACCGATCTGGATCGGCTGCATTTTCGTCAGCTATAAATTTGACTTGTACGTCTGTTTGTACGCCCATGTTAATCTCCTATAAATGAAGGCGGGGCGTTAACCCCGCCAAATTAAACATTAGGCTGCGAAAACAAACGTACCAGTAGTACCCGCACCAAGAGGCTGAAAGTTAAACGAGATATTCCACAGACCTGCCGTTGTGCAAGTAAAGTAGATGTACGAGCCAATGCTGAACAAGTTTGTTGTTGCGCTTGCAGGAGTATACTTCAACAAAGTTTCACCCGCAGTAGACGTATCAAACACAACTGCACTGCTGGTACGGCTTTCAATAACGCTGCCTGTTTCATAAGCATCAGTACCCGCGCAATCAAAGCTCAAGAAAGCAGTGCCGCCAGTAGTGTCTACGGACTGAGCGTGGACAACAACAACACCTGCTGTCGCTGCTGGCAGAGTAGTAATCTGCTGTGCGCCGCCAGTGAATGGGTTGACGTTAATTCCAGCAACGTAAGTAACAGTGCCAGACGTGGCTTTAGCAGTTACAGCTAGGCCGTTCAACGCGGGGTTTACGCCACCAGACAAGACAGACCCAAGTACCGTAAGATCGCCGCCTACAGAAGCGTTCGTTCCATATGTGGAATTTGTTGTGAAGGCTCCAGTTGCTGCTTTCGTAACATCTTGGAAACCGTTTTCGGAGCGTACTGCTCCTGTGAATGTTGTATTAGCCATGTGATTCTCCTGTCGTGGCAAATGTCAGACGCACCATGCGGCTGTCAGGGATGCGGAAACAATACAACAGGTTTGATTAAAAAGAAAGAGGCGATACAAAGACCGCCTCTATTGATTTTTGGGTGGGAGCCGAAGCTCCCAGCGTTATTCCTTGGCCCAGTAACCATAGACCATCTTCTCTGTGCAGTCCCATGTGTCATTTGCGGTACGCCATGATACTGCAACCATATGATGTGACTGTCTGGCTATAACCATGCCGTCAGGCATATCAGAGCATCGCGCTTTGCGGCCATCAAACTTTGGCGCTGAGTGCCACACCCAGCCATAGCGGTTAAGGACGGCGGAGTAGACATCCTTCATGATGCCAGAGCGCACTGACTTGGCGCGTCCGTTATCCTTGTTGGCTTGGGCCAACTCTTTATAGCAGGCGTCATAGTCGAGGCCCAGAGCGATTGACATGGCGCGGACGCCACAGTCACCTGCTTTGCCCTTGCGGCCTGTGGAGGCGCGGCCCCCATCGTTAAAAGCAAAATGTGTCATTTTAAAATCCTTTCTGATTCTCTCTACACGTACAACATATAGTATGTAGTATAGAGAGTCCATAGGGATAAAAAAAAAGAGGCGACCCGAAGATCGCCTCAATTAACATTAACTAATTAACGTAACCTATTGATTTAATAGATTAAGTTCCTTCAGACCCAAATATACCACGCCAATCTGTGAACCCGAAAGAGTATCTTTCGCGACATTTGTAGCGAATGTTACCAGTCTCGAAGTCGCCTTCCATACCCTTTTTCATTGCTGAACGAGTGAAGTATTTCAGACCATCTGGGACATCTGTCTGCACAAAGAACTGGTCAGCATCTGTCAAACGGCGCATCACATGATACCCTTTTGGCAAATAGCCACCACTCTTAATGGCGTTAATATCGTTATCAGCAGTTCCAGTGCGGAGCTGTGATTCCAATAAACGCTCTGCAACAAAGGTATAAGCAGTTGGAATAATCAACTGTGTACCCTGTGCCGCAACCCGAAGACCACGCTCGTCTTTCATATCCGCAATCTGGATAAGAATTGACTCAAGTGATGTCTCAGACAAGTCAGCCGCTGTGGCTAACGTGTTTGACTGGTTGCCGTTCTGTGTTGGGTGAGCAGTACTCAAGAGAGTAGTGCCGTCGCCACCGTTCGCAGATGTAGCGTTGTTCAAGACGTTGGCGGCTTTGATCTCTTTAGTAGAGGACATAGACCGTGCAAGTGCCTTGGTGTAACGAGAAGCGATTGAGCCGTACTGGCCGTCCTCTTCAGCTTCCTCAGTAATTGAGAATGCCAAAGCAACCGTTTCGTGCTGGTAACGCGCAGTCCATTGCTGGCCAGCGTCATCATAAGAAACAGATGCACCTTCGTTTTTAGTTGGGGCAGCGCCAAATCCGGCGAGCAGGACGTCTTCTTCGTAAGCCTTTTGAGAGGTGTTGGAAGAGAACACTGCTTCGTATTCGGATGGGTAGCTGTCATATTCTAGGCCAAAGAGGGTATTCAGACCCGGCTCTAGCATTTTCGCAAATGATGCGCGATTCATAGCCATGATTTAAATCCTTCCTTAAATACCTGCGATGTTCGTACCAAGAAGGTGTTCATTAATGGTCACCTCCATGATCGCGTTCGCACCAAAAGCATTATCTGGTGCATCGTAAAGTGCAATGATTTTGCAGGAAGCAATTCCTGCGGCCATTGTACCACTAAGTTCAAATCCTGACTGACCTGTCAAAGTAGATCCAGCGCCAGCAACAACATCAGCGCAATTGCCGACATTAGTCTGAGCAGTTGTACCTGCGGATTGAACTTTAAAGACAGTGTACGGATCGTCATAAACATAAGCTATGATCTCTGTGGCCACTGTACCCGTAGGCCAGTATTCACTGTACACATATGAACCATCTGCTGCGGTATATGATACCCCTGCAAAGACACCAATATTATTGGCTTCCCCTGCGGTGTGCGGAGTAAGCAAGCCACTGGCAATGAGAATTACAAGATCACCTTTAAAGATGTTCTCTGCAAGACCACTAGCAATAGTGTACTTATTAGCACGAGGCGCATTACCACTCATATGGCGAACTGGGACAAACCCAAAAGCAGCATCAACATTTGCCATTTTTTCGCTCCTATAGCGTTAAAGTTAATCGCTCATGGCAGAAAGATTTCTGCCGCGACTTGTTTCAGACTTCCTATCCTGTTGGATTGGTAGTCCATTACGCCGTCCTAGCGCGTCTAGGTCACCTGCAACGGATTCGTTTTGCTCACCATTCTTACTAGAATAGTATGCTTTCATTGATCTATGCCGTTCTTCGGGCATTTCACAGAGCAACATTCCTTCGATGCCTATGCAACCTTCCCACTGTCCGTGATTAATAGTCGGAAACAACTTACTCTTCACAGTTTCAGCCTTACGCGCTGACCACCCTTCCCGCATACGTTTGTAGACGTTGTCAGGAGTATCTTTCCCTTGGATCGAGGTCGCTACCCACCTTTGGACATGACCGGGACGTGCGTCGGGTGCATCCAAAAGTGATGGGGGTTTCCATGCGGTTTCTTGACGGGCTTCCCCATCGCGCACGGAATCACGAGTTTCACTCGCACGAACATTTCTTGACTCAGTCATTAGTTGGCTTCCTTCTGCTGACGCCGAATTTCGGCTTCATATTGTTTAAGACCATTTGCATCTGTGATACCAAGTTCTCTAGCCATTCTGAGTTGTTCTTGCGACATTCTAACTCTATTGCCCTTGTAACTTGACGAACCGCCGGTAGGAGGCGCAACTGGTGGTCTACTTTTCGTTCGTGGTTTACTACTGGGACTTGATCCAGAGGATAACTCAGGAAAGACCTTTTGTAAACGGGTGTTTAAGTGATCGTAATAATCGTCCGAATTTTTGTCAAAACCCTCTAAGTCGAGCTGGACATCAATCGCACGGGCTGCGGCTGTTTCTCGTTCAAAACCTGCGGCATTGAACCAGTTGTTTTGCTGCCACCAGGACATAGCCTTGGGTGGCGCTGGGTTTTGCGCCGGCGCCTGCCGCTGCTGTCGCGGTTGTTGGCGCTGCGGTTGTTGCTGCTTCTGCATCTCCGCAATACGCATCGCCGCGCGCATGTCGGCCATCTGCTCTTGGAAGTTAACCTGCGCGTCCGTATCGCCCTCTTCCACAGCCTTATGTAAAGCCTGTTTGGTTTGTGCGTAACGCTGGTTAAAATTTTCTTCGGCACTCTTTTGAGAGCCCTGCTCCAGGCGTTCGAGACGTTTCTGGAGCTGTGCATTTTGCTCCTGAATGTTCTTGGCTTGGATTTCGGCTTCCCGGCGTTGCCCGACTAGCTTCTGGATACGCTTCTGAACTTTAGGGCCATACTCTGGCTCTTGTTCTTCGGCAGTGTCCACGGCTTCCTCGCGGGCTTCTTGTACGGGATCGTCAACAATTTCTATTTCAAAATCGTTTGGATCACCTTGAGCCTTTTTAATCTCAGACTCAATTTCTTCCATTATTTGATTGTCTGCCATTTTGTTCACCCCACATATGCGGCGACTTCAACCCCATCTGGCAAGATCGATGTGATTTCATCATCGTTCAGCAGAAGGAATTTAACGCCCTTTACAACAAGTTTCTGACCAGCATATTTTCCATAGGTTATGCGATCTCCAACCTTGGGACTAACTTCGGTACGCCAGCGTTTGCCAGTGTCTCGGTCCCGATACGCTAAGTCACCCAAGGCGCA